ATGTGTGGAATTGTTGGGGCCATTGCCCAGCGTAACGTGACAAACATCTTGATCACCGGGCTTAAACGGCTCGAGTACCGGGGTTACGACAGCGCCGGTGTGGCACTGTTGAATGACAGCGGTATTAGTCGTGTGCGTCGTCAGGGCAAGGTTGCCGGTTTGGAAGAGGCCGCCACGCAAGAACAGACGCAAGGCTTCACCGGCATTGCTCATACCCGTTGGGCCACCCATGGCAAGCCGTCAGAAGCCAATGCCCATCCGCACATGTCCGGTGGTGATCTGGCGCTGGTGCATAACGGTATCATCGAAAACTTTCAGGAACTGAAAGACGAACTGGAAGCCAGCGGCTACCACTTCGAATCCCAGACCGATACGGAAGTCATCGTCCACCTGGTACACCAGGCGCTGGACAGTGGCCTGAATCTCTTTGACGCCGTGCAGGCGGTCACCAAAAAACTGGATGGCGCTTACGCACTGGGCGTCATTCACGCCTCGGAACCGCACAAGCTGGTCACCGTTCGTTCTGGCAGCCCGCTGGTCATTGGTCTGGGCATTGACGAAAACTACATCGCATCGGATCAGCTGGCCCTGCTGCCAGTGACCAACCGCTTTATCTTCCTTGAAGAAGGTGACCAGGCAGAAATCACCACCGACAGCGTGCGTATAGTAGATGCGGCCGGCAATCCGGCAACCCGTGAAGCCCACGAGTTCGACGGCACCCATGAAGATGCGGAAAAGGGTGAATACCGCCATTACATGCAAAAGGAAATCTTCGAGCAGCCGGCGGCAATTCAGCGCACCCTGGAAGGTCGCATTGATGGACCGGCAGCCCTGATCGAATCCTTCGGTGAAAAAGCCCCAGCGATTTTCGACAAGGTAAAGACCGTACAGATCGTCGCCTGCGGCACCAGCTATCACGCCGGCATGGTGGCCCGTTACTGGCTGGAAGACATCGCCGGCATTCCCTGCCAGGTGGAAGTGGCCAGTGAATTCCGCTACCGCAAGCACGTGGTACCGGAAGGCACCCTGTTCGTCACCATTTCTCAGAGCGGCGAAACCGCCGACACCCTGGCTGCCCTGCGTGACACCCAATCACCCAACTACGTGGGCCGCCTGGCGGTGTGTAATGTGGATAGCTCCTCCCTGGTGCGCGAATCGGAGCTGGTGTTCCTCACCAAGGCCGGCCCGGAAATCGGTGTCGCGTCCACCAAGGCATTTACCACCCAACTGGTTGGCTTGCTGATGCTGGTGTTGGCACTGGGTCGCCAAAAAGGCCTGGCTGACAGCGAGATTGAAAAAGTCCTGGAAGAGTTGCGCCAGCTGCCCAACCTGATTGAACAGACTGCGGCTCTGGACAAGCCCATCGAAAAGCTTTCCGAAGCCTTCGTGGAAAAACACCACACCCTGTTCCTGGGCCGTGGCGTGCAATTCCCGGTGGCCCTGGAAGGCGCCCTCAAGCTCAAGGAAATCTCCTACATCCACGCCGAAGCCTACCCGGCCGGTGAACTCAAGCACGGCCCCCTGGCACTGGTAGACAGCGACATGCCGGTGGTCTCCGTGGCGCCCAACGACGAACTGCTGGAAAAGCTAAAATCCAACCTGCAGGAAGTCCGCGCCCGCGGCGGTGAGCTCTACGTATTCGCCGACAAGAATGCTCACGTGAAAGAAGGCGAAGGCATCCACGTGCTGAACATGCCCGCCGTGCCGGAAACCATTGCGCCCATCGTTTATACCGTGCCGTTGCAGTTGCTCAGCTATCACGTGGCGGTGTTGCGGGGGACGGATGTGGATCAGCCTAGGAACCTGGCGAAGTCGGTGACGGTGGAGTAAAGGCAGTTAACAGTTAATAGTGAATAGTTAACAGCGAAAGCCCGGCGATGCCGGGCTTTTTTATGGGTGGGAGATGGCTGATTAGACCTATGGTGGCATAATGATCTCAAATAGGCTCGGTAGATATGAGGGATTGAGCTTGTAAGAGATGGCTTACAGAAACCGCTAACTTTTTGATATAAAGTGAATTTCGTTCGTTGAGGGCATGGTAAAAATGGGTGGATCTTTGTTTCCCGTGTAAGTTAAGTGCATCAAGCATGCACGATGAAAGCCAAGGCGTCGCTCACGTGTTAGTGAATAAAAAAGGTGATCAGGAACTAGATAAATACCACAGGGAAGTGAGATAAATCCGGGAAGTGCCGGGATGAAACGGGAAGTACTGGGGTGGCAACTGAAAGAGTGTTGCAGCCAGTGAAACAGGTGGGATGTTAGAAAAGAGTGTCTTGGTTCGGGTCGCCCATCGCCCGAACCCGTTTAATGATCTTATATATGGCCCTTACGGTCACGCCATGCTCACGAGCCAGAACATCATGGTTCGTTCCGTTGAACTTCTCATAGATAGCGACATCTCGAGCAGCCAGCTTGTAGTGGTGATCCTTCGGGATATTCACCAGCTGACCGCCCCAGTCTCTTGCCAGCATCTCGCTGACGGCACAGCCAGCCTGGTCGGCAACATCGGAATCAATCCCCAGATCGATTAGCTGCTGACGTGTGTTCAGGTGGACTGCCTCCAGCAGCTCGTGGCGACGGTGCTCCATCTGCGAGTCAGATCTGCTCATCGGTTCCCCCATCCTGCTGCTCTATGCGTGCCACCCATTGTTTTAGGGCCTCTATGACTCGCTCAGCCTGCTTGCTGCTCAACCAGTCCAGGCGGTCCACCCCGGTCTGACGCTTCACGTAGGATGCCAGGGCCTTTTCTGATCGATCGCGGACAGCACCCATGTTGGCCAGGTCGAGCCAGAGCGCCCGGATCTTGCGATCTACGGGCGTCGTGGCGGTGATCTTCTGGCGTGACTTCCGTGCCTGAGACTTTGCCTTCCAGCCGAGGTTCTGTTCCAAGTGATGAAGCACCTTGGAACGCCCGTGGACGGATAGGTCAGCAGATGATCCAACGCCTCCAACGTTCTGGAGCATGGCCCTGTAATCCTCGTCCTCCATGCCCAGATCTTTCTTGGCTATGTGGATTTTCGCCAGATCACTGAGCCTACGCTTAGCGGCTGTCACTGGACCTCCTGCTGCAATAAGCGCCGCAGCACCTGCAAGTCAGAGCGACGAATGAGGGCATATGGTGAGGCTGTGCCCTCAATCACCCGCTCGGTGACTTCCTGGATGGCTTGCTGCATGGTCGCCAGTTGCTGCTCCGGCTGGTGGACCTGCTGCATCAGCACACCTCCCGTTTACTGGCGCAGAACATGGCTTTGAATACGGACTCCAGCATGACGGGCCATTGTCGTTCTCCCGCCTTGTGCTGCTTATCCCACTCCGCCATGCCGGCAGAAATCATTTCAGGGGTGACTTCATCCGTGCCCTCTGGGCTGCCCCCGGTGGCCACCTGTGCTAGTTCCAGCGCCTTGAGGTAACGCTCGGTATCAGGTCCGGTGATCAATGCCACCGCTGCCACCGGCTGGCTTTGAGTGCCGTTAAAGGCCATCACGACCTTGCTGTCGCCATGGCTGGCCATCTCATCAATGATGTGGCGAAGCGGCAGAGCTTCGAGCCGTTTCAGTTCATATTGCAGTCGTTTGATTCCCATGCTTCCTCCTTAAAGCTTGGCTATATCCAGCGGAATGGCCTTCCACTGGCTTTCCGGGGTGTCACGTTCATAGATGCGGATATACTCGGCAGAGCCGATCACCTGCATGGAGTCGCGGATAATGTCCATGGCCTTGAGCCATTTCGTATGAGTGATGTTCCAGCGCAGCAAGTTGAGAATTTTGGTCACACTCAGCTGCCCTTGGGCGTTTTGGGCAAAGGCGTTCGCTGCCACTACTTTCAATTCATCAGGCACGCCGGGATGGTTAGTCCATTCCTCGTTGCACTCGTTGACCAACTGCTCTGCGGCCTGGATACGTTCATCGAAGCGAATCAGGCTGGCGACCTGCACCTTAACCATGCGGGTGCCCTCATAGCTGACCAGGCTGACATTGCCCTTTTTCCCGCCGAGGGTGACGTCGTACTTGCTGGCGGCCAGGATGATGAAATCCTTCACTTCGGACATCGCATCACCGCGATATTTCTTGATGTCGCCATGGAGCAACTTCCCCTTGGCGACAAGGTTGCGGACTAAGTCGTCCCGCACTAAGTCCACCTCTTCCACCAGATCCTCGGGCACCAGATGGCCCTGGGCGTTCTTCATGTAGCCTTCAGGAACAGCATTGGTATCCATGTTCACTCTCCTGCTTGAAGGCGCGCCGGGCCGTTCTGGCCGGCGACGCCGTGATTGAGATTTGCTGAGCGGCCACTGCGGTGGCCGTCCCAGGCTGATCGATCGTCGTTGGCCCTGGCCTTGCGGGGCTTCGACTCGGTGGTTTTCAGGTCAGGGTGGTGCTCATTAACGAAAGCACTGATGGCCCGCTCAGTTTCTTCATCCATCCCGGCAAAATCGTTCACCTTCATGGCCACGGCATTCACCCAGGCGTTGGCAAATACATCTCCTCGACGCCGCTTGGTGGCCAGCTTGCAGCGTTTCAGGCTGGCCACATGCTCGCGCCTGGCTTTCACCAACTGACGCTCCAGAACCTCATAGGCGTACTGCGCCAATTTGGGTGATAGCGATGTCCCGATGTATGAGAAGTGAGAGCCAAATAGCCCATGGCGCAGAATCACCTTGCAGTTGAATGCCTCTCCAACCACATCGGACAAGTGCCATTTCCAATGCGGCGGCTGACCTTTGCAGCCTGTTTCTTGGAGTACCTCACTGGCATCAAGGGCGGCTACTGCTCCCTCCTCGATGTTGTACTTCTCCATCAGCTTGCGTGCCTGTCGAAGCGCGGCTTGCGCCTCATTCGGGTTGCTGCTTTTTGCCAGGGCCAGGCATTTCTGGATTCGACGGAGTACCTTTTCTTTATCCATTACTGCACCTTTCTCTGCCGGTCACGGGCCTTCTGACCATTCATCCGGGCTCGGGCCGCGTCATCTGCGCTGCAGCCCAGGTGCCCATAAGAACTGCGGTCACCGGAAAAGCCCGACGGGATCTGGCGGATTTTCCCGCCGCGTTTGAGGTAGCAGTCGATATCTCTGCTGATTCTTTTCGCCTTAGCGCGATGTGCAAACGTTGCCATTCCCTTACCTCCCGTTCGCATGGTGTTTTAGTTGCTCGTAGGGATGGCCGTTATCGATCCGGCGCAGCCCTTCGATCTTCCGCTCCAGTCGGTTCAGCGTGACTTCGAGGCCTTCGCTCGCACGATCAATCCGCTTACGAGCATCCTTCTGCTTCTGCAGAAGGGGCTGATACTGGCCGTGCATGATCTCGTCCCAATGTTTGGCCGGGGCAACCATGAAGGCAGCGAAAGTCATATAGCGCTGCAGGTTGTGGCTGGTGAACTTGTTGCCCCAGTACTCCAACTGCTCGGTTTCAATCGCCATGATTCGCTCCTAATGAATGGTCTTGCCGTCTTTCGGGGTCCAGGTCTTCAGGGCTTTCACTAAGCCGAGAAAGCAGGTCATCGCGAACAGCCAGGCATTGGTCTCCTGGTCATGGGGTCCGGTGCACTGGGCTGTGACAGAGCCGCTCTCGGTGTCTTCAATCACGATCGTGAACTTCGCCATCTCACACCTCCCGGATCAGATCGTCGTTCAGCTTGGGCACGCCCAGCTTCGCGGCTTCGTTAAGGGCAGCGGCCAGCACGTTGTTGATGGCCAGCGGGTACAGCACGGAATAATCACCGCGTCCGGAAAGCTTCTGGCGCAGGGCCTCGACGGCGCTGGCGTCCATAACGTCTGTTAGCTCCCGGCCTGCCAACTTGAAGCGGTGAGCGAGATAGCCCTCCAGCTCCATATCGATCGGGCGCAGCGTGACAACCTCGCAGCGCTGGACTACTTCGCGCACCGCTGGGTTACGCTCATCCAGCTTGATCGCCAGCTCGGTCTGGCCAATCAGCACAATGCTGATCAGCTTCGAAAAGCCATCTTCCAGCTCGTAGAAGCGCTTCAGGTGTTTCAGGGTAGGAATGGGCAGCCCGTGGGCTTCCTCGATCACCAGCACATGCCGGTGGCCGGCGCGGTGGGATTCACGCAGTGCGGCATGCACCTGGCGGAACCGGGCCTCGGGGCTGCGGCGCAGCGTCTCGCCGGCGGCGATCTTGGCCATGATGGCCTCAGCGATATGAGAGGCTTTCAGCGTCTTGCCCTTCATATCGTTGTCTTCCAGCCCCAGAACATAGGGCTCGATGATGGTCACGCTGGGTTCATCATCATTCGCCCACTGGGCCAGATCCCGGCGCAAGGTCGACTTGCCGGCACCGGATTCCCCGACAACAGCCAGAAAGCCGCCGTGCTTGGCCGTTTGGCGCAGGCTCTCACGCACATAGCGGAATTCCGCGTTGGCAAACACCTCGTCCGCATTGCGCACCTCGGCAAAAGGGTCACGTATCAGCCCGAACATCTGGCGGGTCTTTGGTGTCAGCGCTTGTTTTCGTAGTAACATAATGTTCTCCAGTTCAGAGTCGGCATTGCTTTGGTCTGGGTCTTCAGCCTCGCCCTCGGTGGCAGCCGGGGCGGGGCTTTCCTCTTCTTGTTCAGGCTCATCGTCTGCAGGGTCGTACTCCTCGAAGATCTCGTCGCCGAGTTCCGGGTCATCCATGAAGTCAAAAATGCGCTTGCGGATTTCCTCCTCTGGCCAGCGCTTGGGCCATTTGCGGTAGTTGAGCAGCAACGTGATCGTTGCCGGTGAGAGGTCGATGCCGAAGGCCAGCGCCATGCGGGTTATTCGCCGTTTTTCTAATATCCGTCCGAGTTTCATCATCCTTGGTCACCTCCATTAACCACGCGCAACGGTTGGGTAACCGGGCGGGCTAAAGCATTCTCGATAGTGGCGAGTTCGTCCTCCTGGACACCCTCCGGGTAGCGTTGCTGCAGCCACTGGAAGTGCTCGGGCTTCCAGGTATCGCCCATGCGACTGGCCAAACGTTTTGCGGCTTGCACATGCGTCAGCGTCAGGCTCTGGACCTCCGGCGCGTTCAGCTCCATCTCGGTACCGCGACGTGGCAGGTAATCCGGTACCGGAGTCTCTTCGATGGGTTTCATCGGGTTGATTGAGCCGCCGAAGGGCACCGTCTTCGCTTTGCGTTTCTGTTCAGCTTCCTGGTCGGTACCGGCTTCCATGGCCAGCCGCTCCAGCGCCTTGCGTTCTGTATCGATGTGGCTGTCCGCCTGCGCTCGGTACTCCTGACCGATGACAGGGGCATCGTGGCTAAAGCCGTACTCGTTCTGCTGGAGGGCTTCCACCACCTGCATAACCTCGCGGCCTTCCTCATTGAGGAACAGCACCTGAGCGGCATCATCACGCCAGGGGTTGCGGGTAATGCGCAGCTTCTCGCCCACGGCCACGCCTGGGATATCGCCCACCGGGAACTCTTGGCCCTTAAACGACACGGTGAGGAAACGGCTGACCTTGCGTTCCACCGGCGCACTCACCGCCAGCTCGCGCATCACCTGCGGGTCAGGTGCCAGCAGCAGCTGCTCGGGGGTAATCGTCAGCCATGCGGCATAACGAGACTTGCCGGTGCGGGTATGTACCTTGTGGCTGTTGAACCAGCGCATCCACGCCCAGCCTTGCTGGTTGATTTCTTCCACTGAGGTCGGCGGGTGCTTCAATGTTTTCAGCCGATGCTCAAAAGAACGCTCAACCTGGTCGTTTGCCTTTTCCACCTGGCCCTTGGCCCACGGTTGTCCTGGCTGGTTCACCTGCACATGAATGTTCAGTGCCCTGCACAAGTTCTGGAAAACTGCCCCCGTATTCGCACTACCAGGGTCAACCATCACCATGCGTGGAATGCCACAGAATGGGTCGCTGATATGGCGCTTCTGGCTGGCCCCGACGAAGGCTTCGACCAGGTTCTTGCCGCTCTCTGCACCCAGCACGTAGTGGACATAAATGACCCCACTGGTGTGATCTGTAATCACGTAACGCCACACCCGTTCCTTCTCGATTTTGCGAATGTTGGCGGGCTTGTTCTTGTAGAACTTTTTCTCGTCCATCACCTGCAGGCAGTCACCGGCCCTGGTGGGGAGGTAATAAAGCACGCACAGCGATGGGTCGATCTGCCAGACGTGGTTCGGGTGCTCGCTGGCCAGATGCACCTTGGGTGTAGAGCGGGACAGCTGCTCTGGGTGCAGACCATAAGCGCGCAGTGCCCGCCCGATCGCCGCCATGGATAAGGGGCGAAACTCCCCAGTATCCTCATCGACTCGACCAGCCATAATGCGACCGTTGCTGCGCAGCACTTCTACCGCTTCCTCCAGGGAGGCCAGCTGCTTGCCATTCTGGCGCCGGCTCTCCATGAGATAAGCACTGATCAGTCGGGCTTCGTCCTTCACCAGGGAGCTGTTGCCGGCATCCTTGCGCCGCTTGCGAGGGCTGGTATTGCGGACGGCCTGTAACTGCCGCTGTAGGGTGCCAATGCTGACCCCCATCTCCTCAGCAGCAGCGGCATAGACCGCGCTTTTTCGACCGTGGCCGGCAGCCTCTGCTTCTGCCGCCACCGCCATCAGTCGGTGCGTCAGTGCAGGATTCATGCGCGTTGCTCCTCCCAAGGAGCGCCTTCGGCGTCACGGGGAATGCCCTGTTCGTCACGCAGGTGCAGCAGCGCGCTGTCGATCTGATCCAGCTGACCCTTCAGCCAGGGCTGGATATCCATATCGCTGGCCTTCGCAAACTCGCCCACGGCTTCCAGTGCCGCAGTAAGCTGCACACGAATCTGGCACTGGATATCAAAACAACGAGCGTCTGCTTCGGCTTGTATCTGCGCCAGTTGCTCATCCAGCGGTATGGTTTTCAGCTTCTTGCTCTTGGTGGCCAGCTCATCCAGCTTTTTGTTTTTATCAGCGATGACCTGTTCTTTGGCGTCGCTGTCATCACGGGCTTTGCGCAGGGCCTTGCGGAGTTCGCGGGTGGACATCGTGTCGATTTCATCCAGCTCGAGCCCCGCCACAGTGCCGCCATCCGCCAGGGCTTCCAGATCGTCGTCTTCTTCGAGCATCAGCTCATAGAGCTTGGATTTACCTAGGGACAGTAGCTTGTGGTTTTTGCCCTGGAGCTTGGGAGAGAGGAACTTGCAGGCCGCGCCCATCATCTTTTGCGCGATACGTTTATCGATACCCAGCTGGGTTTCCACGATAGTGGTGAATTCGCCATGGCCTTCATGCTCTTTCAGCACGATCAGCCGTTTGCCGGCTTCCAGCATCGCCTCAGCGCTCTGCGCCATGCAGAAACGGGTTTCGTTAACGACCCGCAAGCGGTCATAGGGCTGGCCATCAAGGTACTGCTCACAGATGTCGTGGCTGTGGGCCTGGAATTCGGCGAGTTCATTTTTCTTCGTCATGGTAGCTCCTTACTGATAGGCACCCGCCGAAACGCGGCGGTTGATTTCGTTGATACGGTCCTGGGCCTTGGCCATCTCCAGGGCGTGTGCCTGGGAAATTTGCAGGGTGGCGATGGAGTGGCGGAAACGGCCATCTTCACCACGCTCAGCCAGGCCTTCCTCAATCAGGGCAGCCATCACTCGGGTGATCCCGCTGGGTGACAAGCCGGTTGCCTGTGCCAGCTGCTGGTTGCTCAAGCCATTGAGCGTGTGGCCCCGCAGAGCTTTGAAGACGCGAAGGCCCTTGTGCAGCGCAGACGCTTTCTCGTTCATTGCTTTTCTCCCAACCGGTCACGCTCTTCCCGAAAGAGACGCAGGCCCTCGTGCACTCCCGCTTGCCAAGCATCGGCGCTGGCTGTGCCGAGTTTGAAAGGGCAATCCCGTTGCGGGATGCCATCAATTTTTCGACGTAACAGGTAATAGGTGCCTTGGCGGTAAGCGGAGCTTCGCGGCGAGGTACCGGTTTCAAAACGCTGGTTCATAATTTCGCCGACGCTTCTCATTGCGCATCCCCTTCTTCCGGGGCGCGTTTGCCTCGGCGAATCAGGTCTTCGTCGTTGAGCTGGGTGAAGCCTAGGTGGTCGACACCGTCCAGGTGCTTCCATGCCTCGCTATGCAGCGTGTTGGCTTCGGCGATCTTGCTGCGGCTGATGAAGGTCACGCGGTACTCTTTATCATCGGCCCCCGTAACCAGGAGCGGATCTCCTGGACGTAGTTGGCTGGGAATAATCATGAGTCGGTCTCCATGTCGGTCAGTCCCAGCGGAAGTTCTGGGGTCTGGTGTTGTTCAACATTTCGGTGGTGGTAAGCCAGGCCCTGCATGGCAGCCTTCAGTTGGGCCAGCGTTTCAACGGCGTCTTGCTTGCCGCTGTAGAAATCGGTGAGGGATTTGATGGCGCCACTCAGTTCGCCCTGCAGCTGCATCACATCCTTGGCGTCACAGGCTTTGCCGCTGGGTATCTCGACCACCAAGCGACCACCTGTCCCGGCCAAAAAACGGCTGATGAAATCGATGCCGCAGGCGGCTTCATAGGCGGGGATCAACACTGCCGGCATCCGACCGTTTTCCACCCACTTGTAAATGCTCCAGTGGTTGGCTTGTCCCATCTTGGTGGCGATGCCCTCTACGGAGAGGTTGTGCACATCGCGGGCGTAGTCCATGCACCAGACCATCGCCTGGCGCAGATTGGTCGGTACTCGGTTTTTCCAGCGGCGGCGGCTCATTGGAAAGTCCCCTCAAACGTGTTTCCAAACAAAGTTGTTTTTTGCATCTGGTGAAACGGGGTTGCGCTGTGTGTAAATACGGTCATCATCAACACAACGGAGAAACGCGATGGCTGATGAGCTACTTCGGCTACAGTCACAGGTCACCGCCCTCTCGACAGCGTGGCTTTACCTAGCCGCGTCCGTAGAACTACATGGCGACCTGGACCCTGAAGGATTCGAGCGCGCGCTTCTGGCTGCCCGGATACCAGATCCGGCGCAGAGGCCCGAAGCGAAGCAGACCATTGCGGATTTGCTTGATCAGCTGGCTGAAGCCAGGCGGTATCGGTCAGCTCAGTAGGAAATCCGTATTGATCGCGCAGCATCTCAACCCCCTTATGCAGCAGCATGCTGGCTGCTGGTGGACTTCGGTTGAGGCTTAATCTGCAGATCAACAGCGATATCGTGGGCGCGGCCAAAGTTGGCTTTATCAACCCCGTTGAGCACCCGATAAACCGCTCGGGCGGGGTAACCGTGTTCCTCTGACCACGAGGCAATCGTTTTGCCTCGTGCCTTCAGACCCTGCTTTACCTGGTCTGGAGTGAGTACCTGCTGGGTTGCCATTGGGCTGGCTCCTTACGGGTGAATTGTTTGTGAATTGAACGTGTTTTGTATGGGTGATGTTGGTGCAGATATCCGCACCTGTCAACACCTATTTGCACCTTTTAGTGTGGAAATTTGCATGATAGGTCAACGACTGAAACAGGAGCGCCAACGCCTGAAGCTGACTCAGCCTGAGTTTGCCGAGCTGGCGCTGACCAAGAAGAGAACGCTTATAGACTGGGAGAAAGGGGTTTCCTCGCCTACGGCTCCTCAGTTGGCAGCGATGGCGAATGCCGGAGTTGATGTCCTGTACGTGATTACCGGGCAGAAGATGGAGGTGCAGAATTTAGCACCTGATGAGGAGCTGCTTCTGGAGTCCTACCGGCAGCTGTCCGCAGGGGAAAGGCGGGAGTTACTATCCGGCATATTATCCGGGCGAGCGCTCGGTAGCGGCACCGGCATGGAGGTGTCTGGTGACGGAAACCGGGTCGCGGGAAGGGACTACAAAGAGAACAAGTAATTAATAGTGGGACGCAATTACAAAAGCGAAAACGTTTTCGCTTTTGGGCCTGCCGCATGTCGCTGACACGTCTGTCGCTCCTGCTTTGCGCAGTAAGGACGGCAGGCCTGACATAGGTTGCCCAAAACAAAGCCATGAGGATGTACTCTCTGTATGCTGTGGCTTGTAAGCATTCTTCCTTCTGTTAAGCAAGACTTGTCATAAATGAATCTGTTTCATATGGTGAAACCGCTTTTGTGACGCAGTTGGCTGTAACGCTAGGGGATGGCATGGAAACAGGCGGTAATGGAAACCGAGTAGCGGCCAGGGATTACCTGGAATTCAACTTTCCTCAACAGATTGATGTGCAGCCGCTTGTGCCTGCACAGCGCCACCAGTTGAACGCTCAAATAAGGTCCGCAGCCTCTACGCTGCGAGAGGAGCCCAAACAAGTATGGCGTCATGTTCACGCTTCACTCGGAGTGGAGAGCGTCGATGAAATCACAAGAAACCAGTACCTAGCGGCGCAGCAAGCCGTGGAGGATTATCTGGAGAGAGGCAAGCAGTACTCCGCCCGCCAGAAGCTGATCGGCCAGATTCTGAGAATGGCCTCCGAGAAAAATATCCAAGAGCCCATGGAAAGCTTTTGCTTGGGGGCTTTCGGGATGGATCGCCTGAAAGAGCTTGACCGGGAAGATTTGGCCAAGGTGTATGGCTTTGTTGAGGGACACCCAGTAGACGGCGATAAATCTACTAACGACAAACCCCACAAGCCACTTCACTATTTGCACGTCCGCCTTATCTGGGCAGGTTTGATTAGCTGTTTTATTCTCGGGTTGTTGACCGGGGTGGCTCTTTAGGTTTGATGTATTCCATTAGGGGAACGATATGAACAACGTCGGTGTGATCTTGTCGCTGATTTTCGTGCTTATTTCTGGGTGTGCTGTTTCAACTTCTGGCAATCCCTTCGATATCGCCCAAGTCGAGCATCTAAGCCCTGGGAACTCAACGATCCAAGAGGCGATTTCTCTTCTGGGTAGCCCTTACCAAGTGGTAAGTATGGAGAATGATAATAAGCTTTATATTTGGCAGCACGTGCAGGCAAAAGCGAACGCCATGGCATCTAGCGCAAAAGTGTTCACTCAGCAGGCCGCGATTATCTTTGACAGTAAAGGGGTGATGGTTCGAGTTCAGCAGATCATTGATAGCACCCCACCGACATAGGACGTTTTTGCCCGCGTTCAAAATACATTCTCCACTGCGCCCCCGATTATGGGGGCGTAGTCGTTTTTGTTCATACGAAACCGGAGAATGTTATGCCCCGCCTTTCCACTTGGTTGTTTATTTCTGTTGGGCTGCTGGCCGTGCTAGCACTGCTCAACCCCGCCCAGTTGCCTGTTGTGCTTTACAAGCTGTCCCTGGTTAGCCTGGGCGCCGTGCTGGGTTACTGGATTGATCGGTCGTTGTTCCCTTATGCACGCCCGCATTGTTTCCTTTTTCCGCATGAACCAAACAGCTGTGGGCCTGAGCACATCAATGTCGCGATTAGCCTGCTGATGCTGCGCCGGGCGGTGGTGATCTTTGCTGTAATCCTTGGCCTGACGCTGGGGCTGTAGCCATGAGCCACGTTCGCGTTATCCAGTGTTTGCTCGTGCTGGCCTTGAGCGCCTTGCTGATCTTTGCGGTCAGCGGCTGCGCACCAGCCTATGCGGATGAGATCCCGCAGGCCGCCAAGAGTTACCAGCGCACGCTGATTCGCACCACTCATGCCTTCTGGGGGCTGGACGCCCCTGTGGCCACCTTCGCCGCGCAAATCCACCAGGAGAGCCACTGGCGCGCTGACGCACGTTCCCCTGTGGGAGCGGAAGGCTTGGCGCAATTCATGCCGGCCACCTCGGATTGGTTTGCCGAGCTTTACCCGAGCCACCTGGGGGAACGGCAGCCGTATAACCCCGGCTGGGCCATGCGAGCCATGGTGCTCTATGACAAGTGGCTGCATGCACGAATCCAGGCCGCGAGCCCCTGCGAGAAGTGGGCGATGGTGCTATCTGCATACAACGGTGGGCTCGGTTGGGTTTACCGCGATAAGAGGCTGGCATCGAGTAAGGGGCTTGATTCGCTGGTCTGGTTCGATTCGGTGGAGCGGGTCAATGCGGGCCGCTCCACCGCCAACTGGAACGAAAACCGGGGATACCCCCGAAAGATTCTCCTGCGCTGGGAGCCCCTGTATGAAAGGGCCGCGTGGGGGAATGGCGTGTGCGGAGAGCGCCCATGATTGCCCGCTGGATCGTGGCTGTGTTGCTGAGTTCGCTGTTCAGCGGTGCCGGCGCCTATTTCTGGGGGTACCACCACGGCGAAACCGCTGTGCAGGCCCAAACCAGCTCCGCGACGGTGGCCAAACTAGGTGAAGCCCTGGCCGAGCATGCAGGCCTGGTCAGCGACTCTAAAGCGGCAAGCCTGCGTATTTCCCAGCTGCTGGCCGGCAAAGCCAAATTTGACCAACAAACCACCCAGGAGCTACGCGATGCACTCCATGAGAACGCTGATCTGCGTGCTGATCTTCGCTATAGCGAGCGCGTCATGCAGCAGCTCGTCGCCGCGAGAGAGCGTGCCATCAACGCCGCAACCGGAGGCCTCGGCAACGCCCTGCAGCGCCCACCTCCCGTACCCGACCAACGACCCGAATAAGATGCCCGTGACGCTGAAGATCATGTACGACCTCTATGGCGAATGCGCCGGGCTGAAGTATGAGCAGTATCGGTATCAACAAACACAGGGGGCGCAATGACTGAGCTGACGATAGGGATTGCGCAGTTTCTTGGCCTGATACTTTCTGTTGGCACCATCATGTGGGGGCTTCAGCGTCGCCAGGAAAGCCAGTTTGAAAAGTACCTAGATGCCCGCTTCAAGGCTGAAGAAGAAGTCCGCAGTGCCGGTGAAGCCAAAGTGGCAGAGCTGCTGAAAGCCCTGGTGGACAGCGGCAAGTCCACCGATGCAAAGGTGAGCGAAATTGAGCGTGACGTGATGAATCTGCGCGCCGAGCTGCCCGATAAATACGTGCGCCGCGAAGACTATATTCGTGGCCAAACCCTGATTGAGAGCAAGCTGGATGGTTTGGCCATGCGGATCGAAAACTGGCAACTGCGGGAGGTGAACCGTGATCGACCATAACAAAGTACGCCGCGAGGGAATGCGCTGGACCATCCTGCTAACGCTGAACCATGCCCGCCCGATCGGCGCGCATGAGCAACTGGTGCGGCAGACCATTCAGGGGGTTTACCCGGACGCCACACCAACAGAGGTGCGCCGGGAGTTGGAATATCTGGATGATCGGAAGCTGGTGAGTGTGGAGCGGACCCCGCATGGTGCCTGGCATAGCAAGCTGACCCACTACGGCGTTGACGTGGCCGAGTACACGGTCGACTGCCTACCCGGCATCGCCCGGCCTGAAAAATACTGGGAGGGCTGAGTATGCCCCGCGTATCCAAGGTGCAAAAGCTCAATGAGGAAGACCGTGAATGGCTGAATAAAAGCCTGGTTGAGCGTGGTTTCTCTGGCTATGAGGAGCTGGAGCAGATGTGCCGGGAACGGGGCATCGATATCTCTAGCTCTGCACTCCACCGCCATGGAAAGTCATTCCAGGAAAGGTTGGAGGCAGTTCGCCTGGTTACCGAACAGGCTCGCGCTGTTGTGGATCACGCTCCCGATGAAGAAGGCGCGGTCAACGAAGCGCTGATGCGGATGATCCAAGAACGGCTATTCACCGTGGTGATGGAAGCGGAGATGAACCCCGGTGATATCTCCAAAGTGACTAAAGCCATTGCGGATCTTGGTCGGGCCAGTGTTAGCCAAAAACGCCTGGCGGCTGAAGTGCGTAAGGAAGCCCGAGAGGAACTCATCAAGGAACAGGAAGAGAGGCTTGAAGACCTGCGCGGCAGTGACGGTATGAGCGAAGAACTGGAAAGCCGTATCAAAGGCATCCTGATGGGTAAACAGTGATGACAGCTTCAGACAAGCATGGCATGGGCAAAGACCTCAAACCCACAGGGTTGCCTCGCAAAATCGACCTGCAGGAGGAAATGGCCACCTACGGTGTGGACGTTCCCCAAGACATTGGCGAGGCACAGCCGGACAAAGAAGCCGTTTTTCTTCCCTACCAGCAGCGCTGGTTTGAGGACGAGAGCCAGATAATGATCGCCGAGAAATCCCGGCGAACGGGTCTCACCTGGGCCGAAGCTGGTCGTAACGTGATGAACGCAGCCAAACCACGCCGACGTGGTGGCTGCAATACCTTTTACGTGGGCAGTAAGCAGGAAATGGCGCTGGAATACATCGCAGCCTGCGCGTTGTTTGCCAAGGCTTTCAATGAGCTGGCCGAGGCAGATGTCTACGAACAGACATTCTGGGATGACGGCAAGAAGGAAGAAATTCTCACCTATATGATCCGGTTTCCTAAAACCGGGCGGAAGATACAGGCACTCAGCTCCCGACCCAGCAACCTGCGGGGCTTGCAGGGTGATGTGGTGATCGATGAAGCCGCTTTTCATGAATCCCTGGAGGAGCTGCTGAAGGCCGCATTGGCGTTGACCATGTGGGGCAACAAAGTTCGCCTGATCAGCACCCACAACGGGGTGGACAACGCCTTCAACATGTACATCCAGGACGCCCGCGAAGGACGCAAGGATTACAGCGTCCACCGCATCACCTTGGATGAGGCCATTGCTCAAGGGCTCTACCGCCGGATCTGCTATGTCACTGGCCAAGAGTGGTCTGCTGAGAAAGAGCAAGAGTGGCGCGACAAGCTCTACAAGAACGCTCCCAACAAGGAAAGCGCCGATGAGGAATATGGTTGTGTTCCCAAGAAGAGCGGCGGCAACTACCTAACACGAGTTCTTATCGAAGCAGCAATGGTGGCCGACCGGTCAATACCCATTCTCCGCTATGAGGCGCCAGATGGTTTTGAGGGCTGGCCCAAGGTGCAAAGGGAGGCGGAGATTGATGCCTGGTGCCAAGAGCATTTGGCGCCGCTGTTATCGAAGCTCAACAAGAACCATCGGCATGTGTTTGGTGAAGACTTTGCGCGCAAGGGTGACCTGACGGTATTTGTCCCTCTGGCAATCAGTGGCGATCTTCGAAAGAGAACCCCTTTTGTCGTTGAACTGCGGAATCTGACCTACGAACAGCAGCGACAGGTGATGTTCTACATCATGAAGCGCCTACCCAATCTCTGTGGGTCTGCGTTCGACGCTACAGGTAATGGTGGCTATCTAGCCGAGCAAGCAGCACTGGAATTCGGCAGCAACATGGTTGACGAGGTATCACTCAGCCAAAGCTGGTACCACGAATGGATGCCAAAACTGAAAGCGGAGTTTGAGTCCTTCAATGTTGAGGTGGGCCGAGACCAATCCATTCTGGATGACTTGCTCAGCATCAAGGTCGTGAACGGTATTCCATGCATTGATAAGGGCCGCCAGAAAGACCTGGCATCCATCAGCGGTAAAGGCAAACGCCATGGAGACTTCGCCGTGGCCCTAGTAATGGCCATTCGCGCCTCTCACATGAATGTAACCCCGGTTGACTTTATCGAAGTACCAGTCACCAGCCGGGGCTTCGACAACGTAGTAGATGATGACAGTGATGATTCACTGCTGGAGCAACAGGCATGGTGAAGGAAAAATTGGCGGCACTGGCCAACAGGGTGTTCAAACCGAAAGACCTACTCAAGCCACAAACCTCTAAGGCTGGAGGTATATCCAAAACCTTTAATGACCACCCGAGCAAGGGTCTGACGCCCACCAAGCTCGCATCCATTCTTGAGCAGGCGGAAAGCGGAGATATGGCCTCTCAGTATCAGCTGTTTGAGGATATGGAAGAAAAGGATACGCATATCATGTCTGAGATGGGCAAGCGCCGCCGGGCGCTGCTCAGTCTTGATTGGCGAATTGACCCTCCATCCAATGCCACCGCCCAAGAGAAGAAACTGGCTCAGGAAGTAGCCGAGTGGTTCCAGGATTTGGATGCGTGGGACGAACTCCTGTTCGACACCACCGACGCGATCGGCAAAGGCTTTTCATGCCAGGAAATAGAGTGGCACAGGCCCGATGGCATCTGGCTGCCAAAGAACGTTGAGTTCAGGCACCAGGCATTGTTTCAAACCTTCCAAGGCTTCGGGCAGGAAATACGGCTACGTAATAATGACCCTGCAGGTGAACCCCTTCAGATGTTTGGCTGGATCACCCATATCCACAAAGCCAAAAGCGGGAGCCTGGAACGCTCCGCGCTGTTCAGGGCGCTGGTCTGGCCTTATCTGTTTAAGAATTACAGCGTGGGTGACCTGGCTGAGTTTCTGGAGGCCTACGGCATTCCTGTTCGGCTGGGCAAATACAACGCTGGGGCAACAGAGAAAGAGAAGCTCACTCTTTTGCGGGCTCTTATGAGTATCGGCCACAGAGCCAGCGGGATTATTCCCGCAGGGATGGAAGTAGAATTTCACAACGCCGTTTCGGGGGATGGAAAGCCTTTTGATCTGATGATGAGCTGGTGTGACAAGGCTCAGTCTAAAGCAATCCTCGGCGGAACGTTGACTAGCCAGGCGGATGGTAAAACCAGCACCAATGCATTGGGTAGTGTCCACGAAGAGGTGCGCCGCGAGCTATTGGAGGGGGATGCTCGTCAGGTCGCTCGAACCTTCACCCGTGACTTGATATTGCCTATGGCGATCGTGAACCGTGGTTTGGATAACACGCGCCGCACCCCTCGGTTTGTATTCGATTTAAGCGAACCGGAGGACATCAAGATCTACGCGGCAGCTTTACCCCGTCTGGTAGACGTGAACATGGAAATCCCGGTGGATTGGGCTCAGGAGCGGCTGGGCATCCCTAAACCGGAGCAAGGCCAGCAAATCTTGCGCCGTAGCCCGCCCGAGCAAACTATAGACTCTGCCCCAGCTGCATTACGTGCGGCTCTACGATCGAAGACTTTGACGCCCGCAGAGCAAATACAGAGCGTAGCGCGTGCCAAGGTGGAGCCAGCCAGCAATGAATGGATCAACCAGATCCGCCAGATCGCTGAGGAAGTGGATTCCCTGGAAGCGCTCCGCGATCGGCTGCTGCAGGTGTACCCGGATCTGACCCTGGACCAGTATGCGGACGCCATGGCTGAAGCCCTGGCCACGGCGCACCTGGCTGGCCGCAACGAGGTGGTGGAGGAAGATCCCGATGCCCTCCGTTAACTATGGGTCTGTTCCCTTTCAGGAGCAGATCCAGTTCTTCCGCCGCAAGCTGAATATCCCCACCGAAAGCTGGACGGATATCTACGGCCAGGAGCATGACTGGGCCTTCATGGTGGCAGGTGCTAACCGTGATGCCATTGTGGCGGATTTCCGGGAGGCGGTAGAAAAGGCGATTGCAGGCGGCGGCACGCTGGAGGAGTTCCGCAAGGACTTTGACAAAATCGTTGCCCGCCATGGCTGGGACTACAACGGCGGGCGCTCTTGGCGAAGCCGCACCATTTACGAAACCAACCTGTTTTCCAGCTACTCAGCAGGCCGCTATGAGCAGCTGCAGGCCGCGATCGGCGCCTTACCGTATTGGCAGTATCACCACAGCGATGCCGTTGAGCACCCGCGTCAGAAACACCTGGCATGGGACGGGATGATCCTGCGAGCGGATGATCCCTGGTGGCAAACCCATTTCCCAATCAATGCCTGGGGTTGCCAGTGTTATGTGACAGGCCTGACCGAAGACGACCTGCGTGAGCTGGGCAAGGATGGTCCGGATGAGGCACCCGCCATGGAATGGGAAGAACGCATCATCGGGCAGCGCAGCCCTGACGGACCGAGAACGGTGCGCGTTCCTGCAGGCATCGACCCCGGCTTCGAGCATGCACCTGGCCGTAGCCGCCTGAAGAGTGCCATACCCCCTGAATACGATATGGAGCCGCCGCCCGGTGGTGTGCCCAACCGTCGAGCCTCTGAGCCCTTGCCGCCGCCGCGCCCGATGCCGGCATCCAGGCTGCTGCCCCCGGATCTCGGCGAGGCGCAGTATGCCGAGGCCTTCCTGGAAGAGTTCGGTGCCACCCTTGATCGTCCCGCGCTTGTGCGGGATGTGCTGGGCGAGGCCTTGGTGATGGGCCAAGAGCTGTTCCAGGATCGCCGGACCGGCGAGTTGAAAGCCAACAAGCGTGGACGTGGCCGCTTCATGAAGCTGCTGGCCGATGCGGTGCTGTCACCGGATGAGGTGTGGGCCAATATCGAATTCCAGCATGCCAAAGGCCGGGCCGTAGTCCGCCGGCGTTATGTGGCGCAGTTCCTGTTGCCGGGTGAGCAATTGCCGGCGTTGGCCGTGTTTGAGCATGGGGAAACCGGCTGGGGCGGCATTACCGTCTTTTCCAGTGACGTAGAGGGGTATTTGGAGCTACAGCGGCACGGGGTGTTGCTGTACCGGCGGGAGGAATAATAAACCCCCGGCGCGGCCACACCGGGGGCACCGTGAGCGTGGGATTGGAGGCCCTGGCCGGGGCTGCCCGCTCAATCAGTACACCCACAGTTTAGGAGGTTCCATGGCTGGTGCCAAGATCCAGTTCGACCATAAGGACGTCAGCGCCAAGATCGGCGCGGCGATCCAGGGCCTGGATAACCCCGGACCACTGTTTCAGGTCATCATCGAATACCTGACGCGAGTGCATCGTCAGCGCTTTCGTAACCAGGTGTCGCCGGAGGGCACGCCTTGGGCGCCGCTGTCGCCGGCCTACAAGAAGCGTAAGCACCGGAACGCCAACAAGATCCTCACTCTGCGTGGCCACCTGGCCGGCACCCTGCGTGGCCAGCATGATCAAACCGGCCTGGAGTTCGGTACCGACCGGGCCTACGGTGCAGCCCAACACTATGGTGCTGAGATCGATCGGGCTGCCAGTACCCGCGAGGTCTACTTCCGCCAGAAGCGTGACGGCAGTGTTGGCAACCAGTTCGTGAAGAAGGGCAAGAGCAACTTCGCCCAAACCGTGAATGTGGGTGGCTACAAGATCCGGATTCCTGCCCGGCGTTGGTTGGGCACCAATGAGCAGCAGAACAACCAGATCGTCAAAAAAGCCCACGATTATCTGCAAAATGCTATGGGCGGCTGAGAGGCCCTGTGAGCCCTCTCACTGCGTTTGGCGCTACCGTTGCCGCACCCATCCCCCGTTTCGATGCCGTAAAAGTTTTATAAAAGCGAATTGAGGCCTTCCCGTCTCGGGTTTCTGCCTGAGTTGCCGTTTCCAGTCTGAAAACGCCCAATCGGCAAATTTTGCCCGCGTTCAAAATACTTACCTTGATGCCGTAGCCATGATGGCTACATGAAACGAAATCATCTCGCTCAATCCATATCGCTGGCATCCATTGCAGCCTGCTCTGGGAAGAAAGATAAGCCGGTTGTTGCCGCTTGTGCTTTTGACCTATTGGCGGACCCTGCTGGCGGTTGGCAGCAGATTCTCCCAGCTGGGAATTTCCATGCACGTGATGGTCGCCCGCATGACGCACCTAACTGGGTGCTGAATGCCTCGCTAGCCACTGCTGTTATCCATCGTTTCACGCAGCGTACCAACGACGCAGTTGTGGATTACGAGCACCAGACGCTCCATTCAGAAGCGAATGGCGCTGCTGCGCCGGCTGCAGGATGGATGAAGGAGCTTGAGTGGCGAGAAGGTGCCGGTCTGTTTGCCCGTGTTGAGTGGACGGCAAAGGCACGGCAGATGATTCGAGATGGCGAGTACCGCTATCTCTCCCCTGTTTTTCAATACACCCCCGGCACGGGGGAAGTCCTGACCGTAGAAATGGCAGCTGTCACCAATTATCCCGGCCTTGATGGGATGCAGGCGCTGGCGGCCATGCGGTCAAACCACAATGACTCGGAGGAAGACCCCGTGAACTTGTTGCAAATGCTGATCGGCCTGATGGCCCTTGACGCAAATATCTCTGAAGAAGATGCCTTTGCTGCCCTCAAACAGAAGCTGGGTGACCTGGAAGAGGAAGCCAACGTTCTGGCTGCACTTCGCCAGGAACTCAAACTGGATGAAGGCGCAGGACTAGATGCGGTGAAAACCAGCTTGGCCGCGTTGAAGACCGCAGCGCCTGGAAACCCTGACCCGTCGAAGTTTGTCCCCCTGAACGTGGTTGAGGATCTGCGCACGGAAATCGCTGCACTGACAGGCCGTATCAACACGGATGAGGTAGAAGGTCTTGTCACCGAAGCTCTGAGCGATGGTCGCTTGCTGCCGGCCCAGGAGCCGTGGGCTCGTGATCTGGGCGAGACCAATGTGGAGGCCCTGAAAGGTTACCTGAAAACCGCTCAGCCTATCGCCGCGTTGCGTAAAACCCAAACCGACGGTCGCGAACTACAGGTCAACGACGACGGCCTGACCGATGACGAGCTGGCTGTATGCCGTTCCATGGGCATCGAGCCCGGCGACTACCTCAAAAGCAAGCCCGGCTATAAGCCGGTGGCTGACAAATAACGGGAGCCCATCATGCTGACGAAAGATCGCAATACCCCGCACCGTGAAGGTGTCTTCACCAGCGAACCGTTGACTGCCGGCGCTCAGGTATATGCCGGTGGTCTGGTCGTTTCTGATAGCGCAACCGGTTTTTCCAAAGCTGGCACAACTGGCACCGGTCTGGTCGCCCGAGGCGTAGCCCAGGACACCGTTGTCGGTAGCGCAGTGGACGGTGAGGTACGTGTAACCGTGCGCCGTGGTTGGCACTCGTTCAATAACAGCGCCGGTGCCGATGAAGTAACCCGTATGCACCTCGGCCAAACCGCCTACATCGTAGACGACGAAACCGTGGCCCTGACTGATGGCACAGCTACTCGCTCTGCTGCTGGTGAAATTGTTGACGTCGACTCTGACGGCGTCTGGATCGATATTTAAGGAGCCTCTCAATGATCATCAATAAAGCAAGTTTGAGCGCGCTGTTCGTTGCCATTAAGACAGCATTCAACCAGGGCCGTAGCCGGGTTGAGCCCAGCTGGGAAAAAGTGGCGACTAAGGTGCCCAGTACCGCCAAGTCTGAAACCTATGCCTGGCTGGGTCAGTTCCCGCGTCTGCGTGAATGGATCGGCGATCGTCATCTGAAAAACATGGCCGCCCACGGCTACAGCATCGTTAACAAGAAGTTCGAATCGTCTATCGCGGTTCCGGCTGATGACCTGGATGACGACACCTATGGTGTGTTCACGCCGATGTTCGAAGAGATGGGCTATGCCGCCGCAACGCACCCCGACGAACAGGTGTATGCCCTCCTGAAAAAAGGTTTCGAAGAGCTGTGCTACGACGGGCAGAACTTCTTCGACACTGACCACCCCGGTACTGATGGGGATGGTGAAGAGGTCAGCATTTCGAACATGCAAGCCGGTGCCCTTCAGCCCTGGTTCCTTCTGGATGTACGCCGTCCCCTGAAGCCCCTGATTTATCAGGAGCGCAAGCCTTACGACGTCAAATCCATGACTGATGCTAACGATGAAGGCGTGTTCATGCGTGATGAATACCGCTATGGGGTGGACGGTCGCTCCAACGTGGGCTTTGGCTTCTGGCAGCAGGCATTTGGCTCCAAGGCCGAACTTTCCGAAGCTAATTTCGATGCAGCCTATGACGCCATGACCAGCCAGTACACCGATGAAGGCCGCCCGCTGGGCATCATGCCTAGCCTGCTGGTGGTTGGCCCGGGAAATCGGAAGAAAGCCCAGGAGATCCTAAAGGCTGCCCGCAAGGAAAACGGTGCTGATAACACCAACCAGGGGCTCGTCGAGCTGTTGGTCGTTCCCTGGTTGGCTTAATAACCGCCCCGAGAGAGACAGGGATGAACGCTAGCCCGGCTATCTAACCTGTTAAGGATGGCAGGGGCCGGTTGGACTCGAATTCTGGAGAACAGCATGACTACCAAGAAAACAGCAAACAGCGAAACCGTGACCGCTGAGCAAAAGGCTGCAGCTGATAAGCAGGCTGCTGAAGAGAAAGCCGAAGCTGAGAAGTTGGCGGCAGAGCAAAAGGCGAAAGCGGAAGCCGAGAAGCAGGCGGCTGAACAAAAAGCGAAGGCTGAA